AGAACTCAAGCGTCTGCAAAATGAAATACGTCTTTCTGCAGACGCGGTTAATTCTCTTAATTCAAGTTTTGCCGGAGTCGCAAATTTAATTCCGCGCAGCATAAATAACCTAAATAAAGTTGTAGCCGAAGCGGCGGCAAACTTTAATAAAGTTGCTCTAGGTACAGAAGAAGCATCAACAGCAGCACGAGCATACGTCAATGCTACAAACGAGCTAAACAAAGGTTTAAGAGAGCGTCTGCAACTTGTTCGTAACATACAAGCCACCGAGTCAGCAGCACAGCGGCGAATTACTCCCACAAGCAACGCGGGTTACGGACAACAAATGCCGGCTCTTCCGCCCGCCATGGTGCGAGCAAAAGGAATCCAACAAAGCTGGAGCACTTTTTTCAGAGAAGCTGCAGAGCTAGGTACTGACCTAAAAACTACAGCAGCTGCAAAAGCTATAAACCTTAAACAAAGCTGGAACACCTTCTTTACAGAAGCTGCAGAGCTAGCTGTAGATATAAAAGCAGCGGTACAACGTGCTTCAGCAGAAATTCGAGCCAGTGAAGGTGCTGCAAGTACCGCGGCACGTGCACGGTTAGCTGCAGCCGCGGTTGAACGTCGTGCAAACATATCAGATGTGGTTATGCGCCCTATTTCTGGAGCGGCATATCCATCACCTGCAGGTCCAGGGGGCAGTCCTTTTGCAGAGGAACGAGCTCGCGCAAGCCAAGCAAGCAGGGCACTGGAACAACAAGTAACAGCAACAAGAACTGCAGAAATGCAGGCAAGTCGTGTACAGGCGCAGGCCGATCTTAAGGCTGTACGAGATCGCGCCATGGCAGAAAATTACATAACTAATTTATTAACTCGGCGTCTCGCCGCTAAAGCTAAAGAGGTTCAATTAGAAAAACAGCAAACAGCGGAAGTAAAAAACAGAGCGGCGGCAGAAAGCCGCGGACGAACTGGAGGTGCGGTTAGCAGCGCACTTATTGGTGGGGGTTTTCCGTTACTGTTTGGGCAAGGTCCAGCAGCCGCAGCTGGCGGTGCTGTCGGCGGCTTAGCTGGCGGTCTTGTAGGAGGAGGCTTTGGCTTTGCTCTGTCTATCGTTGGTACAGCTCTTGGTGATGCTGCCGAAAAAGCTGATACGTTTAATAAACAGCTAGCAGGTCTAAACTCCCAAGTTTCCGGCACCGGAAATGCCGCAAAAGTTACCAGTAAAGATGTAAGTAATCTCGCTAAAACTTTCGGTATAGCCAACGATGAAGCCTTAAAATTACTGCAAAGTTTTGCAGGTTTTGGCGACGCCAGTGTAACTAAGTCTTTGGCCTTCTTGTACGGCGATGACGCGTCTATTCTCAAAGGCCTAGCCGCAGCAAAAGATCAAGCCGATTTAGCGCAAGTAATCCTTGGAGCGTACGAGAAGATCGGAATTGAAAGAGCTACTCAGCTAATAAATCAAATAAAACTAGGCGACTCAGCTGCTGTGGAACTTGCGTTCCAGAAAGCTCTACTTGACGCAAGAATAAAACAAACAGAAGAGGGACTAAAACAAATAACGATCCAAGATCGTATCGTTGCCGGTCTTGCCACTGCTGCCAGCTTTATGGGCGGCGGTCAAGGACAGATTATTGACCCCGCTGTTTTTGGTCAGCAGCGAGTAATAGAAAACCGTAAAAATAACCCGCCGTCTTCGATATTTACTAACGCTTTACAGGGACTCAGGCAGCTACGTTCTGCCACGCAAGGTGTGGAATCTCTCCGTCCAGATAAAGGTGCAGATAAAGCTGCTAAAGATGCTGAGCGCGAACGCCAGCGCGTTGCTCAAGTGGTACGTGATCGCAATGCAGAAGCCTCGATACTGCGTATCCAGTCGGGGCTACAGCAAAAAATTGCGGACGCTGAACTCAAGCGCGATCCTATTCTTGTAGCTCGTTTACAAGGTGAAGAAAGGATACTGGCAATTCAATACCAATACGCTAAAGAACTAGCAAACGAGAAGAACCTAGAAGCCCAAATTGCAATTACACGCGAAGGGCGTGCCGCAGTTAAAAAACAGCAAGTCGAAAATGAAATACGCCTCAACGCTATTTATGCAGAACGTAAAGAGTTCACCGAAGACACCATTAAGTCTCTGCAGTACGAGCTGAACCTAAAAAATGCAACTACAGAAGCAGAGCGAAATAATTTGCGGATAGCGTATGAAATGGAGGCATTGAAAAAAGGCGGGCAAGTTGACGCAAACGCGCTTCCGCAAATTGAGGCGCTTAAAAAGCAACTTGCGGCCCCAGAAACCGCCGGCGAAATTATCCAAAAACGCATTGGCGCCTTACAGGACGAACTGACCAAGTTGACCAACATCGGCAACATCGCCGTATCGGTGGCAGACAGCATTGGCACAGCCTTCAGCCAAGCGTTCCAGGGCATCATCTCTGGCACGATGACGGCCCAGGAAGCCCTTGCCAGCTTCTTCCAATCTGTCGGCGATGCCTTTATTCAGATGGCATCCGAAATTATCGCCAAGCAAATCACGATGATCATTCTCCAAACCATCCTTAAAGCATTGGGTGGCGGCGGCGGTGGGGCATCACCTTTTGCTGGCGGTCCAGCAACCGGAGGAGAAACAAATACTTTTGCATATGCAGCAGGTGCACCCCAATTCAGGGCAGACGGCGGTTCAGTTAGAGCCTCCACCCCTTACCTCGTTGGCGAGCGCGGCCCCGAGTTGTTTGTGCCTGGCACCAGCGGCGGCGTCATGTCCAACAGCGATTTGCGCTCCTCAATGGGCGCGGCCCCTGGTTCCAGCGGCGGTCCTGTCCTTAACATGAGCTTTGAGACCAGTACGATCAACGGGGTGGAATACGTCAGCCGCGATCAACTGGAGGCTGCCATGGCTGAAACCCGCCGCCAAGCAACCCGCGATGGCGCCAAACGTGGCATGAGCATGACGCTGGATCGAATCCAACAGTCACCGCAAACCCGTAGCCGTATCGGTATCCGCTGATGGCTGTCTTCCCCTCCCTAACGCCCACCTCACGCAAGTTTGCGCCCGGCGTCTACCCCCAACGCGAGTACCGCGCCTTGAGTGGTGCTGTGGTCAAGCGCACCTTCGGCAACAAACCCTACGGCGCCAAACTGGAACTGGAATACCAAAACGTCCCCGACTCCACGGCAGTCACACTGATCAACCACTACCAACTACAGACATCAACCAACAGCCGCTTTACGCTGAGCACCAACGTCACGGCTGGCATGTCGGGCAGCTTGGCAACATTGGCATCTGCTTCCGCCGACAACTTGCGCTGGGAGTATGCGGGACCGCCCGAGGTAAGTTCTGTACGTCCGGGCTTTAGTACGGTCCGCATCACCCTCAACGGCGAGATCCGCAACCCACAACTGGATATGTGATGGACATTCGCATCGCCCAGTTCTTCAAGCTGCAAACCAGCGGTGGAGCCTATTACTACTTCCAGAATTACTTTGCCAATGAGGACAAGGTGTATGGCGGGCAAACCTACCCCTTCGCGCCTTTTCGCACTGAAGGCACCACAGCATCGCTGAACGGGGACAACAACGTCCTGCAGATCCTGTTTCCCAACATCCCCATTGCGCTGCAGTTACTGTCTTTGGCTGACGGCAACCGCCTATCGCGCCTAGATCTTGCAACTGTCTGGCTGCTGCCGGATGGCACGTACACCACCAACCAACTAACGGAGTATTACATCGGCACGGGCAGCAGCATCAGCGACACCACCATCGAACTGCGTTTCCGTAGCGCCATCGACAGTGTTGCCAGCAACTTCCCGAACAGGCAGATTACCCGTGACCTCGTGGGTCCACTTCCACTGGATAGCCAGATCCGCCTGCAATGACTTACGTCAACGACCTAATTGGCTTAAAGCGTGCCTGGAACGCACGACCCGGTGATGGCAGTGGGTGCATCGACTGTTGCGTGATGGTGGCAGAAGTCCGTCACCGTCTGGGGTATCACAACTTTTTGCCGGACATCCAATACTTTTTTGACCGCTACACCGACGCCACATTTCCACCCCAAGGTATTGCGAGGTGGCTGCTTAAAAACGCTACGCGCATAAAAGAACCTGAGCTGCACGCACTGGTGCTACTGCCAGGTGAAAATGCAGGGGCTATGGGCATTGTGCTGGAGCAAGGTGTTTTGTACATATCATCGGGTTCTGGAGTAGTGGTGGCTAACCTACCCAAAGACATCGGCCATTACTTCCGCCTGCATAAATGATGAGAAAACTCCTTCCTTACGAGCATGATCTGATTGCCGCTCTTGGCGTCAGCAAGGAGGAGTACCTTGAATTTTTGGCGCTACAAGCCGAATACACCGACGCAAAAGTTGGCACTAATTTAGATATTCGCAATGATGCGGGAGTGGTTGCAATCGTCTTAACTGTTGTCGGCATATTATTTCAAGTTGGCGCAGCATTGCTGATGCCAAAACCACAGATGCCTGAAATGGCATCGGCAGAGGGACAAACACAAACAAAAGAACAACGTTTTGCCCCGCGCTTTGGTTTTAACGCCGTCCAAGAATTAGCCAAAATAGGTGACACAATACCCATCGTTTATACCGATAAAACCATCAATGCAAACGGCGGCGTCCGTATTGCCGCTGCAATGATCTGGAGCGCCATCCGCAGCTTCGGCCAAAATCAATACCTGCAGATGTTGACCATGCTGACGGGCGGTGCAATCACTGCTATCGACGCCGATAAAAGCGCCTTTGGTCAAACACCTATCACCAATCTGATAGCGCAAAACAAATGGATCTATTTTAAAAGCAATGGCACTGGTTTTCTTGGTTTTGCCAATGAAACATCAGGGCAAGCAAATAGCATTACAGACCCTGTTTTTTACGGCAACTTCACCGACAACCCCTATCGGATCCAACTAGACGATTCTGCCACTCGTCAAGACGGATTTAGTCAGGTCTACTCCCCCACAAGCTCCAACACCTTTGGCGGCTACTCACCTGTTCCCTTCGCAGTTTTCTGGTATTTACGTGATAGCCAAGGAAATAAATTTGGCGAACCCCTAGATGTTTATCTGCAGTCCAGTGGTTTCGATTATGCCACGAACGGTTTTTCAAGACCCCTTACGGCTTCAAGCGTTCTAGGCGTTATCCCAGTTGGGGCAACTATTACAGTTTGGGTTAGGGACACTATTGAGCCTGCACTGACTGGTTTCAACCTGGAGTTTTACCGCGCTAAAGCAGACACACGCCGAACAGTAGCCACACAGTTTGACGATGCTGCACTGTTCAAACTTGGCTCAGCACTGTTTCGTATTACCAGCACCAGTGGTGATTCAACAGACAATGGCAACTTTTATGCCTACCTGACATGTATCGAAGCCGGTCGGGCACCGTCTATCGCGTACAACCAAGAAGAAGTGCCAACCAATACAACTGCATTTTATTATCAGAAAGCCTTGGTGCGTGTAGAGGAAGCTAGATACACCTCGCTATCAAAATGTAATGTCCTTGATTTTGCATTAAAGGGCCAAATTTTCAAGCGCATTAGCGGGCGCCTACGTCAATTTGGCTACCCGGCAAACGACAATGGTTACCAGCAACGAACATACATGTTTTTGGTACATTACCGCGTTGACAATGGCGCGTGGAACTTGGTCAACGGCATCTTCGTTGTTCGACGTGCGGCAGAGCAGGATAACTACATCTATCTAAAATTCATCAGTTCCATACCTCGTAACTGGGAAGTGCGATTTGAGCCCGTCAATGATCCATTGGCAGAAATGTATAAGCATGGAACATTAACAACAACCGGCGGTTTGTTTAACTATTTGTATCTTGAAAATACGGGCTCTTCTTTTAGTACAGCAATTAACACCAACATACAAATAGTGTTTACTGGTTTTTCCAAGCAAGTTCCACTAAGTGATCCATTTCCTCCGCTCAACAAGGCTCCTTCTAGCACAAATGAATGGGACTGGTTTAATCTTGATGGGGACACAGATGTCACCGCAAGTTTTGATCGCGGTCCCGAACTAAGCATTGTTGCAGTAACAGAACAACAACTGCAAACGTTTGACACAACACGGTTATACAACAATCTGTCGCTGCTGGGCTTCAACGTATTTAGCGGCAAAGGTTTACAAGACATGCGCTCGCTTACAGCTTTTGTCACGCAGGGCAAACCTGTCCGTCGCTTAAATACCGGCACGCTTACCTATCCAGCCACGCCTGACGGTCCAAGTAACTACGCACCAGATATTTTCCTTGACACCATCATTGACACCACCGATGGCATCGGCAACTACGCCAACGTTCAAGGCATAGACACCCAGCAACTCGCCATCACCAAGCGGTTCTGCGTCCAAAACAATCTATTTATGGATGGTGCCATTGCCGACCGCAGCAACTGGCGCAGCTTCTGGGTCAATAACGCACCGTTCAGCCTGCTGGAGTTTGCCCGTATCGGTGGCAAGGAAACCCTTGTGCCAGCAGTCCCGTACAACACCGCCACAGGAGAAATTAACCGCACTGTGCAAATCACTGCACTCTTTAATCAGGGCAACATCATTGAGGGTTCATATAAAGAGGAGTACATGGACTATGACGCCAACGTTGAAGACATGATCGCCACCGTTGTGTACAGATCACTCGATGCACAAGGCGTTTTTGCCGTCAATCGGTCGGTATCAGTCCAACGTGCAGACACGGTTGAAGCCACAGCAGTCCTACAAAACTTCGACCTCTCGGCATACGTCACCAACGAGGCGCAGGCAATCTTGTTCGGCAAGTTGATGTGTAACATCCGCCGTTACGTCCGCAGCAGCATTGAGTTCAAGACCTTCCCAACCACCAGCCCCGTCATGCCTGGTGCCTACATCTACATGGATCTCGGTCAGAACCAGTGGGACGGGATTTACACAGGCGTGGTTGCTCCCAATGGCGTCCTGAATACGCCCGTAGCTGGCAACGTGCCCGACGGTACTTACAACGTATTGCTATACCGCAGCAGCAGCGGCGTAATTTCAACGACCGCCACCGTCACTGGCAATGTGGCCGCATCACTGAGCACCTACGACGGCTGGTTGTTTGTGCTGGGTCAAAGTGTACGGAGCAAGCGCGTGTTCCGCGTTAGCCAAGTTGATATGGACGAGGAGGGTGAAGTTACAGTCCGCGCCACGATCTACCCATGTGACGCCAATGACCGCAGCCTGATCGCAGATTTTACCGATAACCTCTTTACTGTGCGGCGCTAAGATGGGCAAAAGCGCAGTCGCTTCACCGACATGGCCTACTTCACTGGGCGCACTGGCGCTCTTTACCTGACCACCACGGGCACCACCGACCCAACCCCGCTGGCTAACGAAAAAGCCTACAAACTGCGCGACTGGAGCCTGGAAACCACTGTCGAACTGCTGGAAACCACCACCGTCGATACCGCCGTCAAGGGTTACACGCCTGGTGCCAGTAGCGCCACGGGCAGTGCCACGCTTCTGTATTACCGCGCTGAAGCTGGCGAGACCGGTGTTCAGTTCGACCAGTTCCTGAACAAGATCATGAAGACCACCAGTGCTGGTGTGACCGAGGCAGATCGGGTCGGCATGATCCTGCGCGTGGGCGACACCCCTGTCAGCAACGACAACAAGGACGATATTGCTTTTAACGCGTACATCACCAACGCTTCGCTGAGTGTCAGCACTGGCGAGTTGAGTTCCGTGGCGCTGCAGTTCACTGTTGACGGTCCGTTCCGCGAGCTGATTAACGCATGACCTATTTCCTAGGTAATTACGGACGCATCAGACTGCGCCGCGATTCGCAGGCAAGTTTTGCATCATCCGTTTTACCTGCGGACATCAATACAACTCTCAACCGTATCGGAATTGACGGCGCCAGTGAAAACATCATCACGGGCGATGAAATCCAAATACGAACAACGGACGCCAGAGGTCTGGATTTTTTACCGACCTCAACATGGCCCGATGGTGGTGGTGTAACACAACAAAGTGTTCTGGCTTATGCCAACGTGAACGCTGTTGGCGGCATCCGTCTATTTTCCACGTTTGATCGAGCGGTCAATAATGATCCCGCACTGGCTTATCCCGTAGAAGCCTTTACTGGCGCGGCTATTCCGGTCGATGTATCCATCGGCAACACAGTCGAACGTTTGCTTGGGGATGTAACCGGCTTCACGTTTAATACAGACCGCGAGGCGCTGGACACCACCACAATGTCCGACCGCTTCAAAAGTATGTATTCCGCCGGACTCATTTCCGGCAGCGGAACAATCGACTGTTTGTTTACTGCTGAAACGAGCGGTTTACGCGAAAGTTCATTACTGCTACTTCAACTAATCAACCGTGTGGAACTTGGCAGCAGTTTTACCTGTTTCTTGCAACTAACCGAAAGTGATATTTATCCGCAAGTTCAAGATCTTTATTACGAGTTCACCGCTGTTATCACAAAATCGGGCATTGAAGTGCGAGTGGATCAGGCCATCACCTGCGCCATCGACTTTGTGACCACTGGCGAAATAAAACTACTCATTGGGCAGCCCAGCGGCTATGTCCTCAAGGAAGACACCGACAAGATCCAGCTCCAGCAAAACCTCGACTTCCTCTTAACTGAGACAGAGGACTAAACTGATCGTAGCTTTTGGACCTAAGGAGCGAGCCTCGTGGCCGATCAGCGGATTACCCAGCTCAACCAGCTCAACGAGGCAGACGTAGCAGCCACTGATGTGCTGCCCATTGTTGATATTTCCGCGACCGAAACCAAGAAGGTAACCGCCAAAGATCTGTTTGAAGCTGGCGCAACGCTGGCGGACAACAGCAGCATTGATCTTGCCAAGCTCAACCAATCCAGCGCCACCAAACTCGGCACGACCGCTATTACCGACGATGCGGTTACTTACGCCAAGCTCCAAAACGTAAGTGCCACCGACCGTCTGCTGGGTCGTAGCTCTGCTGGTGCGGGCAATGTCGAAGAAATCACGCTGACGGCAGCCGGTCGTGCGTTGATTGATGACGCCGACGCAGCAGCCCAACGCACCACGCTCGGTCTGGGCACACTGTCCACCCAAAACGCCAGCACGGTTGCCATCACCGGCGGCACCATTACCAATACAACGCTGTCGGGCATCACCGATCTTGCGATTGCCGACGGCGGCACTGGTGCATCCACCGCTGCTGGCGCCCGCACCAACCTCGGCATCGTCATCGGCACCGATGTTCAGGCATATGACCCTGCGCTTGCGTCGATTGCTGGGCTAACCACCAGCGCAAATCAGGTGATCTACACCACTGGTGCGGACACCTATGCCACCACGAGTCTGACCGCCTTCGGTCGCTCACTGATTGACGACGCGGACGCTGCGACTGCCCGCACCACCCTGGGTCTGGGCTCGATCTCCACGCAAGCCGCCAACAGCGTTGCCATCACGGGTGGTACTGCCGATCTGACTTCCGCGACTATCGGGTCAGTCACGATCACCGGCGGCACGATCACTGGCATTACTGATCTGGCTATTGCCGATGGCGGCACCGGAGCTTCAACTGCTGCTGGTGCGCGTACCAACCTCGGAATCGACATTGGCACCAACGTTCAGGCTTACAGCCCTGCGCTGCAATCCGTCGCCAACCTGACGACCAGTGCCAACCAGATCATCTATACAACAGCGGCAGACACCTATGCCGTTGCCTCGATCACGAGCTTCGGGCGTTCGCTGATTGATGATGCGGATGCTTCAACAGCTCGCACCACCCTCGGTCTCGGCAGCCTCGCCACACAAAGCGGCACTTTTTCTGGCACGCACTCCGGCACCTCGAGTGGCACCAATACCGGCGACCAGACCATCACGCTCACTGGTGATGTAACGGGGTCGGGCACTGGATCATTTGCCACAACCATTGCCAGCGACGCAGTTACGACCGGCAAGATCATTAACTCTGCTGTCACCACCGCCAAGATCAATGATGCAGCTGTAACTGGCGCCAAGTTGGCTGCCGACAGCGCCACGGTCATTAGCGGCAATGCACCTGCCGGCAATGGTGCTTTCCAAGGTCAGCAGTGGCTCAATACCAACACTGGTCTGACCTACGTGTGGACCGGCTCCACTTGGCAGCAGGTTGCAGCTCTGCAGAGCGTACATTTCACCGATTCCACCCCGCTGTCGTTTGCCGTCACCAAGCCGGATAATTTCAGCACCACAATTACAACCACGCTCGACAACCAAAGTGCCGCAACGGTTTTTGCGGGTCCGACAAGTGGTGCAGCAGCGGCTCCTACCTTCCGCACACTGGCAAGCACTGATCTACCTGTAGCCACAGCAAGTGCCAATGGTGTGATGCAACCTGGCACGGGTTTGTCGGTGACCGGCGGCGGCGTCCTCAACCACACCAACACGGTTGCATCTGGCACTTACACCAAAGTCACGGTTGACGGCCAAGGTCATGTCAGCACGGGCACCACGCTATCCGCTGGCGATATTCCAAGCCTTGATACCAGCAAGATCACCACCGGCACGTTCGGCACCTCGCTGCTCGCCAATGACAGCGTGACCGGCGCCAAGCTGGCTGATAGTTCCACCGTGCAGTTCGGCGGTGCTGGTTCTACTGCTGGTGTTGTTACCTTCCCGACTGCTGAATTTAAGGGACAGTATTTCTTCGACGAACTAAACGGCGATCTATATATCTGGACTGGTTCTGCATGGTTGCCTGTCACTATCACCTCAGGTGAGCTGGTTTATGGCGGCACCTACGACGCCAGCATCAACCGCGTTGGCAGCGTCACCTCTGCTGGTACTGCTGTCGGTTTAACCGCTGGCGCGATCCTGCCCGCTGCTTCTAGCACCAATAACCGCTACTACCTCGTCGTCTCTGACTCCGGAAATGGCTCTGGCAATGCACCGAATGAGCCGCTGGCACCGCCGGACATGATCCTGTCCAATGGCGCCACTTGGGATCTCATCGATGTTTCCAACGCCATTGCCGGCCAAACCGCAACCAACATCAGCTTCACGCCTTACGGCGCGATCATTGCCACCAACGTCCAGACCGCCCTTCAGGAACTAGACGACGAGAAACTCGCCAAGGCAGGCGGCACGGTTACCGGCGCTCTGGAGATTGGCACCACCGGCTCACTGGTATTTGAAGGCAGTACTGCTGACGCCTACGAAACCACGCTGACTGTGGTGGATCCGACTGCTGATCGGACCATTTCGCTGCCTAATTCAACTGGCACGCTGATCACCACTGGCGACACCGGCGTCATCACCAGTTCGATGATCACGGACGGCACCATCGTCAACGGTGATATCAGTGCTAGCGCCGGCATCGAATACAGCAAACTGGCTGCGCTGTCGGCTGGCCGTCTAATCGTTGGTAACGCAAGCAATGTACCAACTGCTGTAGATATCACCGGCGACGTAACCATTAACAGCTCTGGTGTTACGGCGATTGGCTCTGGCGTCATTGTCAATGCTGACATCAACGCTTCTGCCGCGATTGACGACACCAAACTCGCTGCAATTAGCAGCAGCAACAAGGTCAGTCTGTCGGCTATTGACATTGACGGCGGCACGGATATTGGCACTGCTCTTGCCGATGTCGATTTGATCATTGTTGATGATGGTGGTGGCGGAACCAACCGCAAAGCCGCTGTCACTCGGATCAGCGACTACACCTTCGGAAAAGTCACAGGCGACATTTCTATTGCCAACGACGGCACTGCGTCAATCGCTAGCGGCGTCATCGTCAACGCTGACATCAACGCATCTGCCGCCATTGCTGACACCAAGCTCGCAACTATCAGCACTGCTGGCAAAGTATCCAACAGTGCAACCACTGCAACAAGCACCAATACAGCCAGCGCCATTGTCGCCCGTGACGCAAGCGGCAACTTCTCGGCTGGCACGATTACCGCAACCTTTAGCGGCAATGGCGCGTCCATAACGTCTCTGAGTGCCGCCAATCTTAGCGGAACAATACCTAGCGGAGTTCTGGGCAACAGCTCATTGTTTGTGGGCACCACCTCGATTGCCCTCAACAGAGCGTCGGCAAACCTCGGCCTTACCGGCATCAGCTCCATCGCATTGCCTGGCGCAACGAGTGGAACAATTACCGTCACCCCGGCAGCAACAGCAGGAACTACTGCCATTACGATTCCTGCCACGACCGGCACGTTAGTTACGACGGGTGATACTGCCAGCGTTACAAATGCAATGTTGGCTGGCTCGATTGCCTATAGCAAACTCAGCCTCAGCAACAGCATTGTCAACGCGGACATTGCTTCTGCGGCAGCTATTGCCTATAGCAAACTCAGCCTGAGCAACAGCATTGTCAATGCCGATATTGCGGCTGCTGCTGCGATTGTGGATACCAAACTCGCAACAATTAGCACGGCAGGTAAGGTTAGCGGAAGTGCTATCACTAGCGGCACCATTGGTGGCTCCACCGCAATCAGTACAAGTGGAGCAATTTCTACCACAACCACTTTGGCGGTTGGTCAATCCAGCGCGGCAGCCAATACAGATTTAGATATAGCTGGTACTTATGCCCAAACTGTTGTTGCAGTTGCTGCTCTTGCTATTGACTGCAGTACCGGAAACTATTTTACTAAAACCATTGCAGCCAACAGTACGTTTACAGTTAGCAACATTCCAACAAGCCGTGCCTATAGTTTTACGTTGGAACTTACTCACACCAGTGGCACCGTGACATGGTTTAGCGGTGTAGAGTGGCCTGGAGGAACTGCTCCAACACTTACAACAGGTAAAACACATCTGTTTATGTTTGTCACAGATGACGGCGGCACCCGCTGGCGCGGATCTTCTCTCATTAACTACAACAACTAAGCGATATGGATCCCGCATCGTTCCGTCTTTTTACCGCTTCAGCCGGCGCTGTTTACGAAAACGTTGCCGATGTGTTTAGCACCACGCTATATGTAGGAAATAATAGTGCGCGGACAATTACAAATCAAATAAATCTAAGCGGAAAAGATGGACTGGTATGGATTAAAAACCGTGGAAGTGTCGTTGACTATGCACTTGCCGATACTATTCGTGGCGCTACTAAACTAATTTACTCAAGTTCGACTAATACTGAAAGTACTCAAAACCAATCGCTTACTGCTTTTAATAGTAACGGGTTTGATTTAGGAACAGATACACAGGTTAATCTCAATGCATCAAATTTTGTTTCTTGGACTTTTCGTAAAGCTGCAAAGTTTTTTGACATCGTTACTTACACGGGCGACGGAGCTGGAAGCAAGGCTGTCTCTCATGCATTAGGGGTAAAGCCGGGTTTGGTAATTATTAAACGTAGAGACACTGCTGCAAACTGGGTGATATGTATGGAAGATTCAGTCGGTGATTATCCTAACTTTTACTTCACAACAGCCGCAGCAAAGGTTGCGTTTAGCGGCATATATGGAACATCGACGACTTTTAACGTAGCAGCCCCTATACTTTCTGGCGTTACTTCGGCTGAAGTTAATGCGTCAGGTGGCACTTATGTTATGTATCTGTTTGCCAATGATGCTGGCGGTTTTGGCGCTGCTGGCACCGATAGCATCACCAAAGTTGGTAGTTACACCGGGAATGGCAGTGTTTCGGGACCATCAATTACTTTGGGCTGGCAACCACAATGGTTGCTTATTAAGAGGTCGGACAGCACTAGCGACTGGATCATTCTTGACACTCAACGAGTGAGCGGAAGTTCTGAATATACTCTCAGTCCTAACACCAACGCTGGAGAAAGCAGTCTTGCCAATTTTGTATCGTATTCATCTACAGGTTTTACAGTGGAAACCACAAACACTGCTTTGAATGCTTCTGGCGGCACCTATCGCTACCTGGCCATTCGTAGCTAGGTTGTTTACTAGTCTTTAGCATCCCCATGAGCTACGCACGCATTGACCAAGGCGCTGTTGTTGAGTATCCGCTTAGCGAACAGGATATTAAGCGATCTTTTCCGAATACAAGTTTTACCAGCCCGTTTATACCGCCAGACAATTACGTCCCTGTAGATCCCAGCAATCGTCCGCCGTGCGCTTGGAATGAAAATGTCGTTGAAGGCACCCCTGAAAAAATTAAAGGAGAATGGAAGGCAACGTGGCTTGTAGAGCCGGCATCAGAACAAGAGATTCAACAAAGGACAGAAAATGAAGAATCAGTGGTACGTTCCAAGCGAAACACGGATTTATTGTTATGCGATTGGACACAACTCCCCGATTCGCCAGTTGATCCGACGCCGTGGGAAGTATATAGACAAGCATTGCGTGACATTACAAAGCAACCCGGTTTCCCCTGGAACATTAACTGGCCTGTGCCGCCAAATGCTCCAGCACCGCTTATTACAGAAATCTCTAGCTAAGATTTTGCTTTCGCCGTCTTCCCTTGGCAGTCAAGAGCAAAGTTGGCACGGCTCGCGTCCAGCACGTTCCAGGTAAGCCGAAAAAATCGCGCCAAGGGCAGGGTCAACACAGCCTGCCTAATCACGGACGCAAGAAGATGCGCGGCCAAGGTAAGGGCTAATGCCTACTTGGCTCTGGCGTTCTGTTGTCGGGGTATCTGCCTCAATCATCATTTTGTCCATTAGCCAATGGGCATCGTGTCGTTTCATGGTGCTGCCCCGTGTTTGGCCTTGGTATGCGGCTTATATCGGAACGCCACAAGGCAAGGCAATAGACCCATCGCCTATGGGCTGCAATGACGTTGATGCAAGGACGATGACGGTGATGATGACGGTATTAACAACTTTGATTAGCCTTAGTAGAAAAGCAGAATGAAAAATGGACAAAAAGACTAAACAAAATTGGGAGAAAGTCCGCGTGGCGTTAGAAGCTGCCGGTAAAACTGATTCCTTCTTCTACCGCCGCGCAGTTGCCATAGCAAAAATGGGCTACGACCCGGAAGAGCCGCCAGCACCAAATAAGATGTAGCTAGATCTTCCAGGACTCGTGGCGCAAACCCCGTCTGGCGACAGTTTTTGGCGGGGAGTCAAGCAAGAAGCCGCAGCCGGCCTGGTGGTACTTCTCGCTGGTGGCGCCATCACCGGCATCGGCTACCTCGTCTATACAGTTCCATCCCAACTGGAACGTGTTATTCAAAATCAAGAACAGTTCAAAACCCGTGTTGGTGAACTGGAAGACACCGTCAAGGATCACGACGTCCGTATCATCAAACTAGAGCTACGCCGCTGATGGCCGTCATCCACGTCACTGACCATGGCAACGGCTACCGCCTGGAGCAGTTGATGAACGAACGCGGGGACATTTATTACCGCGCTTGCAAAGATAGCATCTGCCGGTACGCCGAAGATCATTACATCGCGGTGATGTATCTCGAAGGCATGGGCTGGGACCCTAAGCAACAAGACCACCAGTAATCCAAAAAATAATCTGATCCTCACGCTCCGGCGTCCAGAACGGCTGGCGCCTATACCACTCCAGCCAATCTTCCGACGACTTGCCAATATTGCACGCGAAACAGCACGCCACCAAATTCCACTGGTGCGTAAGGCCGCCCTTCATCTTTGGGTGTACATGATCCAGTGTGGCATGACGCTTTAACTCATCACCGCAATATGCACACGTGTAATCCCAATCACTCAGAATTCCTTGCCTAAACCTTAATTTTGCTTCTTTTTTATTTAAGTATTGGCCATCCTCAATGCGATGGTCCATACCCGGCAGTGGCTACTGAAACGGTAGCCGTAGAAACTATTACGTGCTATGGCGCTCTTCTCTAGTACAGCTAAACTTTCTAAAGAGTCCTGTTTTTTATGGATCCCACTGCTGTTGCCGTGGTCGCCATTATTGTGGCTGCCGGCTCGGAAGTAATCGCTCTGCTGCCCATCCGTGAAAACTCATGGATTCAGCTAATCGTCAAGGCGCTTAAAACTATTTTCCCAAAGCGCTGAACGCCGACACGACCTGGCTGGTGCGTTTCGGCGACAAGACGTGGAAGGACCACTTGCGTAAAGCTGCGCAAGACCACAAGTTCCATGCCACGCTCAAACCTCGCCTAGACCGCACGATCCAGGACTGGCACAACAGCCAGCCACCCAATCTTCCACCACCTGTCGTACTCGACCATCCACTGGATCCCGAACTACAGACAGGTGAAAGCCGTTTGCTGGGCGGCGCCATGAGCATCCACTCTCCCTGGTCCGATGCCAACGACAAAGCTCCGCCTAGCTGATTTATTCCGCTACTACAAGGCTCTTCCGCACCAGCTCGCCGCCTTGACCGAGCTGGAGCAAGCCATCAACAAAGCCAATCCCAATATTCTTGGCCGCGACCAAGGCTGGTTCAAGACCTGGAGTGTGGCCGGCAAACAAAGCAGCTTCCCCAACACTTGGGAAGGCGTCCTTGAAGCCGCCCGTGTCGCTGGCGCCAAATTTCCAGAACTGGTTGCCGCCCAATGGGCACTGGAATCTAGTTACGGCAAGCTCGTCTCGGGCCGCAATAACTTTTTCGGACTCAAAGGCGCCGGCACCGACACAAAGACTCAGGAATTCATCAATAACCAGTGGGTCACGATCACCGATACGTTCATCGACTTCCCGGATTTGCTGTCGTGCGTGATCTACCTTGTCGACCACTGGTACAAGGACTACAAGCAATACCAAGGTTGCAATAACGCCAGCACCCGCGACGACGCAGCCCGCTGGCTCCAGCGTGAAGGTTATGCCACCGACCCCGCATACCCGGAAAAACTGATCACGCTGATGAACCAGCACACCGGCCTAAAACCCAAGGTCAAGCCGAAAGAAAAGATCCTCAAGGTCCCCTACGAATACCAACTAGGACCCGACGATGGAGCCACCGGCTATCGCCAGTGCTTCAGCTCCAGCTGCGCGATGGTGGCCCGCTACTACGGCAAGATCTCCGGCGACTACGAATACAACAAACTCCGCGCCCGCTTTGGCGACACCACCGACCCCAAAGCCCAACTTGCTGCCCTCAAAGCCCTGAAACTGAACGCCAGCTTTGAAATGGATGGCACTGTCGAAGAACTGGAAAGCGAGATCAACAACGGCCACCCGGTCCCGGTCGGCTGGCTCCACAAAGGCCCGGTCAGCAACCCATCCGGCACCGGGCACTGGAGCGTCGTTGTGGGCTACACGCCTACCCACTTCATCATGAACGACCCCTATGGCGAGGCCAACCTCGTCAACGGCGGCTACGTCAGCCACAAAGGCGGGGCAGGTGTCGCCTACTCCCGCAAGAACTGGGTTCCGCGCTGGCTTATTGAAGGCGACGACACCGGCTGGTTCATGAAAATTCGCCCTAGTTAACCATGCGCCCCATCGAACACAGCACTGAGTCGAGCTTCCACAAGGCCGCCACCGACCAGTGGCTGATCGACCGCTTCAACTCCGGCGACTACCGCGGCCTCCTTGAAGCCGCCCTGGTCCTGAACACGCTGCACCAGCTGGAGAAAACAAAGGCCAACTGGGCCATCCGCGAAGCCGCGGACAACCTAGCTGGCCATTTCGGCATGGACCGCGACTCGGCCTAGTCGCCCTGTTCCAGCTGCTGGATATACAGCTGGTACAACCCGGTATAAAGCGAGTGGAGCGGATGCTCGGGATTGTCCCGGCCATCTTGTACATAAAGTCTGTCCAAGAAGTCGGCCCGCGCCTGATCCACGCAAACACGCGCCCAAGATTCTGTCGCCCAGTCAGCTGGAGTGCTCATCCCGTTTTTTCTCCACAAGTTTGAGTCGCCGGTTCCGTCCTTCTTTGGGACCAGCATGTGACCGCGCCAGCCTAGGCTTCGGCGCCGTTTCTGGCGGCACTTCAACCATGCAATTCGGGTAACGATTCCTTGCTACCTGAATCGCATGGTTCAGCGAAAGCCCTTTGACGAGATCTCGCTTGGCACCTTTACCGGGCAACCATATTGTCAGCTCGTACGACCGAAGGCCGCCCTGGCCCGGCACTATTTCCATGACTTGGGGTAGTTGGGTTCTTCAATGCTATGAACAGCAACAGGACAGTCAGCGCACTGAGCAACAACTCGCGCCGCCTCGACAGCCCGCTCATACGTGACCCAGCTCGACGCATCTTCTTTGGTGCGCGTGTATCCAATTCCGTTACCTGGACCGTAAACCGCCGTGACCCAGCGATCCCCGACCATAACCACATAGCGAGTCATGCGTAATTAAATGATTACTGTGTAAGCCTAGTGATCCTACCGCATCACGGTCAGACTATGACGACTTCTAACTGTGTCTTATGCGTCTTGATCTGATGGCTTTTCTTCTTGTTTGGAGCGCATCCTTCCCTGCACCCGCCGCTGCACCGACTCGGCCCAAGCCGCTTTATCAGCTGCTTCCGCCGCTTTGTAATCCGAGGTCGGCAGAGCTTTCTCCAGCGCCGCGTAAACCATTTCACGCAACATCCCCGTCACTTTTTTCCCTTGCTCACTGGCGAGCTGTTCGGCCAATTTGTACCGATGCGTATCCAGCAACAGCTGGCAATACACCTTTTGCCCGTGCTTCAGCGGCATGATACGCCCTCTAGTCTCCTACACGATAGCATATTGAGACACACTAGACGCCCCAGCGGACGTCATCATCCACCTTTTTCCTCCACGCATTGGACTGCGCCGTCCGCGCCCCACTCCTCTGCCTGGAGCACCCCTTCCTAATCCCCCGCGCCCACTCCAAAAACGCCGCGGCCCGATGCAAATCCGCGGTCTTCGCCTGGCGCACCTCCCGCATCAACCACTCCATCACCAATTCGCGTCCCGTGCGGGCTGGAGTCATAAGACGCAATCTGCGACACGCACGATGGACTGAACCATGCAGCCAGGGTATTCCTGCCGCGCTTTTTGATGTGCCTGGAACGCATCAGGCGCCACGACAAAGACGTCGAGCATCGGGCCATGAAGGCGGTACATCCTGACCCGATACTCGAAGTCCTGGCGCGTCACTTTGCTTGATCCCAGCTCAATCCGACCTTAGCCGGAGCATCCGGTACAGAGCCGTAAATTTTTCGCCGCACAATTTGGCTGATGTGACTCTGGCAAACGCCATAATCAGCGCCAATACTTTTTTGACTTTCGCCGGCTGCATATCGTGTTCGTATCATCTGCACCTGCTCTACGGTAAAACGAGCTTTGTAATGCTTTACTCCCTTAGGGACACAAGCAGGACGCCGACCTTTGTTATACGCATCTCGCATATTTAATCCGTGAGTACCTTCTTTTAAGTGACTAGGTCTGACGCACGCAGGGTTATCACATTGATGCATAACGTATTGAGGTTTATCTCCAGTAATCCATAGCAACAAGATTGCGTGCGCCCGTTCATGTTTACGGCCCACGCGAAATCTTCCATAACCATCGTTGTTGGTAGCGCCTTGCCATTCCCAACAACATGTAGCCATATGCGGCTGGTGCGTACCAGCGCAGTTGACTTTTGCCCAAAAGCGGGCACCTATACTCTGATCCATCAGCCGGTAGTGCGGTTGGTCGGGGGCTGGGCGGTGGGGGGCCGCAG